GGCTGGGTCCGCCCTGGCCGTGGCCAGCCCGACCGCCCTGGCCGTGGGGTGGGTCCGCCCTGGCCGTGGCCAGCCCGTCCGCCGTGGCCGTGGGGTGGCTGGGTCCGCCCTGGCCGTGGCCAGCCCGACCGCCCTGGCCGTGGGGTGGGTCCGCCCTGGCCGTGGCCAGCCCGTCCGCCGTGGCCACGGCCAGCCCGTCCGCCGTGGCCGTGGCCAGCCCGACCGCCCTGGCCGTGGCCAGCCCGACCGCCCTGGCCGTGGCCAGCCCGACCGCCCTGGCCGTGGCCAGCCCGACCGCCCTGGCCGTGGCATGGTGCGCCGCGCAATGACGCCGCACCTTTTCGCCGACGGGGCCAGGGCCGGGCTAACCACCTGGCTCTTCCAGCGCAACGACATTTTTGAACTTTCATGTTGCAACTGCCATCTGCTATGTCTACACTCACAGCGTCACAACCTTATTGGCTCAAAATGACTGAAAACGTCACGTTTCGAGTGAACATGCTGGAGGCGCAAAGCGAAGCCTTGCGGAACATCCCAAGGACACTGGCCTTCAATGTGAGAAAGGCCCTGGCCCCGGCCTTGGCCGATCCGTTGTACGTCCTGGATGTGGCTGGAAAGCGCATCCGCCGGACCTTGGACGGCGAGGATCTGGTTGATCTGGACGGACCCAAGCGTCCGACGTCGCTGGCTCTGCCGAAAGAGGACTACGACAAGCTCATGGTGATCGTCAATGCCACGAACATACCTCGGGACACTCTGGTGAGGCTCGTGCTCGACGACTACCTCAACTACAGAAAATAACTCTGGATATTAGCCATATAGGCTAAGCTCAAATTGACGCTCACCAAGCCACTATAACTAAAGATATAATGCCGGTCGCTAAGTAGACGGGCTTAGAAAGGCTTAGAAAGGCTTAGAAAGGCTTAGAAAAGACTAGGAGAGGTTAGAATATGACGCACATTCGGCTGACCAACCCCAACTCGTTCGTCCAGGTGGCGATGTATGCCTTCGTGACCTACGAGGCAGTGGCCGCGGCCACGGGCACGACTGTGAAAACGGTCATGCAGTGGCGGTTCGCCGACAAGATCCCCACCAAGCACCAGCCGGTCATTGCGGCACACGCCTGCATGGACTTGATCGCCCTCTACAACTATTGTGAGTCCCGGCGATACACCAAGCCAAAGGTCAAGTCCGCGGGTGTGGTCGATGCGCTGATCACCGGCGAGGCCCATCCTGAAGTGGATGATGTGCGGCGCAAGCAGCTGCTGACGCTATGGGGTGACCGCCTTGAGGTGCTAAGGGACGTTTTCAGTAAGCTGGAGCAGCCATTCGACAACCAAGAGGACTACGGCAAGGCCGTCAGGGAGGCGGCAGAGACCCTTGGGATCAGCGTTCCGCACGTGTACCGACTGATGAGGCTGTTTAGTGTGGCGAGGAAGCCCTTTGCAACGACAAAAGTACGCGAAAGTCTGCACAAAGAGGCCAGAAAACACGCAGAAAGCTGTGCAAATGCAGCAATTTCAGCCGTAAAGGGTCAGAATTCCGTCGCAAAGCTGTCAAAAGAGGTCAATATCTCAGCTAGGCAGATGTTTCGCCACGTGGACAAGACTCTCACCAGCTACCCCGGCATCACCTTGCAGGTGTTGAGCCGGTACCCCAAGTACTTCCGCATGGCCGTGGCCGATGAGGTGTTGCGGAAGGATCACGGCAGGCTTTCGCTCAAGTTGAAGGCCGTTTACGACGAATTCCCGCCAAAGGGGCGGTACAAGCCGCCAAAGAACCTGAAGCGGGCCGGCTACAAGGACAAGTTCATAGCCGTGCTGAGCGCGGAGACCACTGTGCACGACCTGTCCATCCTTGCAGATGCGCCCACGCACGTCATCGACGAGGCGTTCAACAGGTACTGCGTGCCGTTCGGGCTGTCCTGGCCCACCCTGCGCGGGCAATCCGGGCTGTCCTGGCCCACCCTGCGCGGGCAATCCGTTTACCATCAGGCGTTCTTCGCTGAGATACTGAAGGGGAGTGGCAATGACATTTGACTTTGAGGCGGCGCGGGCGGCGCGGGGGCAGGTGGGCATGGCGGGGGCCAGCCTGACGGAGTTGCTGGACTTGCGGGCGCAGATTGATGCCCAGCTGCCGGCCCGGTCCCTGGCTGACCTGAACCTGGAAGAGGAGTTGATCCTCCAGTACCTGATCGCCAAGGAGTTGCAGACGGCGACGATGGGGGATCTGGACGTGCCGGCGAACCAGCGGGCGCAGGTGCTGAACGCTTGCGTCTCGGCCCTGGACAAGCTGCAGGACACGCAGGCCAAGTTCTACAGCCAGGAGCGGTTCAAGAGGATCGAGGCGATGCTGATCTCCACCTTGAAGAAGTGGCCGGTGGACCTGGCGGGCGACTTCATTGACGAGTACGAGAAGATGCTCGAAGGGTCGACATGAATCCCACGGAGTTCAACCACGTTGAGCGCCTGCGGGCGATGGTGTTGAGTCGATTCACGGCGGCGCAGGTGCCGGATTGGCTCATCAAGCACACGAAGCTGGGCGGGCGGCCGTTTTCATTCAAGAATCACGAGTATCAGGAGGTGATACTGCGTGACGACTCGCAGGAGAAGGTGATCATCAAGCCGTCACAGGTGGGTTTGTCGGAAATCTCGATCCGGACGGCCCTGGCCTTGGCGAATATCATCTCTCCGTACACGATTGCGTACACGTTGCCGACTGCGGGCTTTGCAAGCATGTTTGTCAAGACGCGGTTGGACCCGGTGATTGCGACGTCTCCTTACGCTCGGGATGCACTCAACACTGCTGTTGATAACTCCGAGGTCAAGATGTTCGGGGAGTCGTTTATCCACTTTCGGGGGTGTGCGGCTGGAAATGCGGCAATCTCCATCCCGGTTGACCACTTGATGCACGACGAAGTGGATTTCAGCGATCAGGAGGTGTTGTCGCAGTATGAGTCGCGGATCACACACTCGGAGTACAAGCGGAAGACCAAGCTCTCGACTCCGACATTGCCGGATTTCGGTATTGACGCTGAATTCAAGGCCTCGAGGCGTCACTTCAACATGGTGAAGTGCAATCATTGCAATCACTGGTTCCAGCCAGACTATTACAAGCACGTGCGCGTACCAGGGTTCCTCGGGGACTTGAGGGAGGTCAACAAGTCGCACTTGCCACGTATCAGGTGGCAGGAGGCGGCGCTGCATTGTCCTGATTGTGGCGGGGTTCCGTCGCTGCAGCCGGAGTTCCGCGAATTTGTGTGCGAGAACCCGACGGAGAACCACGTCGCGGCGGGCTATCAGGTGTCGCCGTTTGACGCGCCGAACATCATCACATGCGCGAGCCTCGTGAAGACGAGCACCAACTACAAGAGGCCCCAGGACTTCGTGAACTTCGGTCTGGGCCTTGCCATGGAAGACAAGGACGCCACCTTCACACGAGAGGAGCTGGAGGCGCTATTTGTGCGCGTGGAGGGCAGGGCGCCGACGTTTGTGATGGGGCTGGACCTGGGCATCACGAGCCACTTGATGGTGGCTGCGGTGGGAGAGGACGAGAGCATGCTGGTAGTGCATGCCGAGAAGGTGCCGGTGGGGGCGCTGCGGACTCGAATTCCGGAGCTGAGCCTGCAGTGGAATGTATCGGTTATCGTCTCCGACTCGCAGCCCTACACTGAGACAATTATTGCGATGCAGGCCAATATGCCCAACCTGTTCGGCGCGGTGTACATCAGGTCAAAAGCGGTGGAAATCTACAACGTGAAAATGCAGGAAGAGGACGAGAAGAAGGGCAAGGAGTTGGTGCGGCAGGTCAACATCAACCGGGATAAGGCTTTTGATGCCTATATGGGCGCGGTGCGTGGCGGTATGGTGGCGTTCCAGGACACACCGGAGAGGCAGGACATCGTCCAGCATCACCTTGACATGAAGCGCGGCAAGATATTCGACGACTCCAACGAGATTGCCTACACGTGGAAGAAGTCGGCACTTGGCAATGACCACTACCATCATGCGGCGCTCTACACCTACATTGCGTCCAAGCTCAAGGGCACGGCCCACGTGTCCTCGATCTCCAGCTTCGCGGTGAGGACGATCCTGCTGCCGGAGAAGGTGCTGAACCCCGCGGATGAGTTCTGGGCGAAGCGACGGGGTTGGGGCTCGGGGCTATAGTGATAGAATAAATTAATCGACTCATCAGATTAATTTATGATAGCCTCGCGGCTATTCCGCCAAGGTGCGACCCATGTTCAAGAATCTCAAATCCTGGTTCAACGGGCCTGAGTTGCAGGCGGCGACCCAGCCGGCGCCCCCGGAGGTGCCGAAGGTCAAGTCTCGCGACCTGGTGGCCACGCCGCCGTTCCTGCGCTCAGCCAAGAACGCCACGTCCAAGGCCTCGCTGCCGAAGACGGATCGCAATCTGCTGTCCACGGATCTCACGACCTATCGCAACCAGAGTACGCCGGTGGCGATGCGCAGCTTCATCGCGGCGAGCCCGGACCTGTCGTCGTCGGTGTTCTCATATATCAGACTTGGCGTCACGCGGAGATATACGGCCCTGGCCAAGAATCTGGATGGGACGCACTCGCCGGAAGGCACGGCGTTGCTGCAGCAGCTCCTGACGCGGTTTGATGTGCTGACGGATTACTCGGACGGGTTCTCCGGCGTGTCGTCCATGCGCTCCAACTCGGAGTCGCTGGCCAAGGAGTTGATGAGCGACGGGGCGTGCTGTCTCGAGCTGGTGCTGGGCAAGGATCGGCTGCCGCGGCGCATTCAGCCCCTGTCGGTGACCCACATCGAGTTTAAGCCGGACGGGAAGATCCTCAAGCCGGTGCAGAAGATATCGGGTGCGGAGGTGGACCTGGACATCCCCACGTTCTTCTACGTGGCGCTGGACCAGAACCTGCTTGACGCCTACGCATCCTCGCCACTCGAGGCGGCGCTGAAGCCGGTGCTCAGTTCCGAGGACTTCCAGAACGACATTCGGCGCATCGTGAAGCGCGTCATCCATCCCCGCCTGGGCGTGAAGATCGACGAGGAGAAGTTCCTCGCTGCGTTGCCGCAGGCGGCCAAGGCGACTGAGGAGGCCGTGGCCGCGGCGCGGGCCTCGGTCGTGTCGGATATCGAGTCAAGGCTGGCGAACCTGGAGCCGGAGGACGCGCTGGTGTACTTCGACACCTTGGGCATCGAGCTGGTCAACAACGGCAATGCCTCGTTGTCCGAGGAGTACCGGGTCCTGGCTGGCATGATCGACTCCAAGATGGCGACCGGGGCCAAGGCGATGCCTTCGGTGCTGGGCCACGGGACGCAGAGCGCCAACATCGCCTCCACGGAGACCATGCTGTTCACCAAGGCGGTTGAAGGCGCGGTCCAGCTCAAGCTCAACGAGATCTACAGCAGGGCGCTGACGCTGGCCCTGCGCTTGTTTGGTCTGGACGTCTACGCGGAGTTCACCTATGACTCGGTGGACTTGAGGCCGGAGTCGGAGCTGGAGGCGTTCAAGTCGACCAGGCAGTCGCGGATCTTGGAGCAGCTGTCACTGGGCCTGATCTCGGATGACGAGGCTTGCATCGCCTTGACGGGCAAGTTGCCGCCGGCTGGCTACACCAAGCTCAGCGGCACCATGTTCAAGTCGGCCAAGGCATCTGAGCCGGCGGATGGGACGAGCAACGGTGGCTCAGCCTTGAATCAGGACCAGAAGTCGGACACCCCGGCCCAGGCTCGCGGGCAGAACAAGAAGGCGGACCCGCAGAAGACGAAGGCGGAGGACGAGGCGCCGGTGGCAAAGGTTGAATATCTGTCAGTGGATGAACTGCTGATGATCGTTGAAGAGATGGGGTGAAGACATGAACAAGATCCGACACGATGGCCTGTGGGCCGGCACCGAGGAGTCCTACTCCGCCTGGACGAAGATGGACGCGGCGATCACCGACAAGATCCTTGCGTACTCGCCGGGCCAGGCTGACGAGGAGGAGTCCGATGTGCCCTACCTGTTCGAACAGCAGGGTTCTGTCGGGATCATCTCCATCAAGGGGCCAATCACCAACCGGGACACATTCTGGAACCGCCTGTTCGGTGTGACCAGCTACGGAGCGATCCGTGAGGCATTGGTCTACGCGGCGGAGAATCCTGAGATCACGGATATTCTGCTTGATGTGGAGTCCAACGGGGGCGCGGTCTCCGGCTGCTACGACACGGGCAACCTGATCAAGCTGGTGAACAAGATCAAGCCTGTCACAGGCTTCGGCGAGCAGGCCTACAGCGCGGGCTATTGGCTGCTGAGTTCGGCAGGCAGCGTGTATGCCTCGAAGACTTCTGGCATCGGCTCCATCGGCGTGATCGCCACCCACATGGAGTACAGCAAGCAGCTGAAAGATGACGGCGTGGGTGTGACCGTGTTCAGGTCCGGACAATACAAGGCCCTGGTGAACTCGGTGGAACCCTTGACGGATTCTGCCAAAATTCAGCTTCAGAGCCAATTGGACGCGGCCTACAAGATTTTCGTGGAACACGTGGCCAGTGCCCGTAACGTGCCCTATGACTACTGCGACGCCAACATGGCCGACGGCAAGGAGTTCTTCGGCGAGCAGGCTTTGGCGGCGGGCTTGGTGGATGGCATCCTGTCCTACGACGAGATGATGCACAGCCTATTAAATAAATCTATTGACACATCAGCGAATTCTATGAACAATCCCCGCAACAACTCCCAAGGAGCCACCATGAAGCGTGTCCTGAACCCCGAACAAGTGCTTGCCGCAGCTGCCGAAGGCGTCGCCCTGGAGGCTGATGTGGCTGCCGCTGCCGCTGCCGAAGCCGCTGCCGAAGCCGCTGCTGCCGAAGCCGCTGCTGCGCCTGCTGCCCCCGCCGAACCTGATGCAGCGCCTGCCGCTTCTGCCGATACCGGCGTGGTGGCTTTGCTTCAGGGCCAGCTCAAGGAATCCAACGCTCTGCTGATGCAGTCCAATGTCGCTCTGGCCAAGCTGCAGGAGCAGGTCGAGACCATGCAAGCTTCCCACGACGGCCTGATGGCTATCGCCAAGAAGTCCGTCAGCAACATGCGTGTTGCGCTGGGAGGTACTGCTGCTGACCTGGAAGGCTCCACGCCTGCCTCGATCCTTGCTGAGCATCGCAGCCTGACCGACAAATTCACTTCGAGCTTCAAAGCAGGTGGCGTAGCAGCCATCGACGCGGCTGCCGAAGACGCCCCCAAACAGGCCATTGACCCCCGTCACATGGCCCGTGTCAATGCCGCCCTCGGCACCCACGCTAAGTAAGGAGACCAGAAATGGCCAAGTTCATGATCAAGGAAGTAATCGACTCCAGCGTGGTCCCCCAGACCGTGCGACTGGGTGCCGGCACCGGTGCTGCCAACCACCTTACCGATGTCGAACAGGGCAAGTTCGTCAAGTTCGCCGGTGAGTCCCGCTATCAGCTGGCTGCCGCCGGTGACCTGATCGAAGGCCACATTGTGGCTGTCGAGGGTGCCACCGCTGACGACTACACCATCGGCTCCATCGTCAAGGAAGGCGCCAAGGAAGTGATGTTCGACGGCCTGCAGGCTACCCCCGGCGTCGGCGTGGTCGCCATTGGCGACTTCGTCGTGGTCGGTACGGTCGTCGCCAAGGGCACCACCCTCGGTAACGATGTGGCCAAGGTCGGCAAGGCCACCTTGCAGCCCGGTACCACCGAGGCTGCCGCCGTGGGCGACGTCAATGACCACATCAAGGCCTCCATGTACGCGTGGAAGGTTGTTTCTCTGGGTTCTGCTGGTACTGGTGCCGTGGGCACCACCGGCGTCATCGAGCGCGTCGGCGCGTAAGGAGCAAGAAAATGGCAAAGTTCTACGACGCTACCGGCGCCCTGCAGGACGTCACCATCGACATGGCCACCATCGCGGCGGCCTCCGCCGCGGGTGTTTCCCTGCGCGATCACGTCAACAGTCAGTACGGCACTGACAACTCCCGCTACGGCGAGGTGTTTGCCCAGATGTGTGCTGGCGAAGGCATCGTCTTCAACCCCAACAAGGCCCACGGCATCCGCGCCCCCAAGCTTGACGCCATCTTCAACCCTGTCTCCATGCAGGCCGGCGTGGTCACTGGCAACTCCAACCCCAGCAACCAGGCCCGCGTGCTGCTGATGCCCGCCATCCTGGCCCTGGTCGAGGACAAGCTCCTGGCCAACCTGGAGATGAACCCCGCCGCCTTCGAGGCGATGGTGGCCGTCGACGACACCATTACCGGTGACTGGGTGATCTGGCCCGAGGCCAACTACTCCAAGCCTGAAGCCGCTCGCTCCCAGCGCGTGGCCCAGCTGGCGCCGCCTCCGACCATGCTGACTCTGACCACCTCCGAGAAGAGCCTGCGCATCCCCACCTACTCGCTGGGTGTGGAATGGTCCGAGCAGGCCACCAAGGTCATGGGTCTGGACTACATCGCCTTGTCCATCGCTCGCCAAGCCGCGATCGAGAAGAACGAGCGTGCTGACCAGAACCTGCTGGCCATGCTGAACGGCGACGCCGACGTGGGTCAGGCTGCACTTGCCGCCCCCAAGGTGGTGAAGGCCAACGCCCTGGACGCCACCATCGTGGCTGCCGGTGTCCTCACCCAGACTGCCTGGATGAAGTTCCTGTACCGGAACTCCAAGAAGCGCAGCATCACCCACGTGATCACCGACATCAACGGTGCTCTGGCTCTGGAAGCTCGTACCGGCAAGCCGGTGGTGGTTGGCGACAACCCCACCAGCACCCGGATCGACACCTTGCCGCTGGTGATGAATCCGGGCTGGGGTCCCACCGTCCAGGTGTTCATCACCGACGACGCCAACTGGCCTGCCAACACCATCATGGCCATCGACGCGAACTACGCGATCCACCGCGTGACCTCCACCACGGCCACCTACGAGGCCCAGGAAGAGTTCGTTCTGCGCCGCGCCAGCGCCATGCGCTTCGACCAGGGCTCTGTGGTTCGCCGCCTGTTCGACGACGCCTTCGAAGTGCTGTCCCTGACCCTGTAAGCCAAGGGTGAGTGAGAAAGGCCCGCCTCGGCGGGCCTTTTTTACACCTGCCGAATCCTGACATTTGTTTGCATTGAGACCAATCTGGCTGTAGCATAGAATTTGCTGATATGCGTATAAGTCCAGCTTATCAAGAAAGGAACCGAAATGGCCCAACCCAAGAATTCCGCTCCCGTTGCTGAGGCTCCCGTTGCTGAGGCTCCCGTTGCTGAGGCTCCCGTTGCTGAGGCTCCCGTTGCTGAGGCTCCCGTTGCTGAGGCTCCCGCGGTCACTGCCGCCCCCGAATCCACTGGGCCTCGTAGGCTCCGTTCGGTGCATGGCGGCGTCATGCACGACCCGTTCACTGGCCAGACCTACCGGCCGGAGCCTGCGATCGAGATCCCCAGCACCTGGGTTGAGGATCAGATGCTGGCAGGCAAGCTCGAAGCCTACGCTGGGGCCTGACGTGACGGCCACTGATCTCCTTGGCGAGATCGAGGCTGTTGACCACGCGGAGGCCCAGCGCATCACGAGCCTGTGGGGCTCAGCAGATTGCGAGGATTACCTCGACGCGTTGCGCACAATGCGTGGCAAATCGCTGTATCTGGCCGCACTCGACGATCTGCTGGAGCTGCACCGCAAGCTATATCCGGATCTGGAGAAAACCCGTGAAAGTTACGACATTCGTTCTGTGTAGCCTACTGGCGCTGCCGGCGCTGGCCTCAAACAACAGCAACGGCCCGGTTTCCAACCAGGCCAGTTCCAGTTCGTACGCCCAGACGTCGCAGTCCGTCACGTCCACTCAGGTTCAGGGTACGGCCGTTCAGGTCTCCCAAGGGGGCGCCAGCGTCAACACCTCCTTGAACCAAGACTACGACGACCAAGCTCCGGCCGTGGCGCCGCCAGCGGTGATGACGTCAGCGCCGTGCTTCGTCGGGTACTCCGGCGGCTTCAGCGTGGCTGGGTTTGGCGCGAGCGGCGGGGGTGGGATCGAGGACAAGAAGTGCACATTGCGTGAGACCTCCAGGGTTTTGCATGCCCAAGGCGAGCGTGAGGCGTCGGTGAGGGTGATGTGCGTGGACGGGCTGGCCGCGCTCGCCCTTGGGCCGAAGAAGTGTGCAGGGATGCCGGTGCTGTTCCCGGTCGAGCTGCCCAAGTGTCACGACGATGCAATCGTGGCCAAGCGCCTCGGTATCGCGGTGTGCGAGTGACGAACTGACTGGACTGTGGACATGGACATTAAGCCTCCCGAGCACCAGAGCATCACCGAGATACTTCCGTGGATCACCACGATGGCGCTGTCACTGTGGGGCGGACTTGTGCAGTACGCACAGCGGCTGCGCCGCGGCGAGAAGTTTTCATGGCAGGGCCTGACCTTGGACCTGGTGATCTGCTCATTCGCCGGACTACTCACGTTCTTGCTCTGTGAGGCAGCTGGGATCAAGGGGCCGATCGCTGCCGTTCTGATCGCCGTGTCAGCACACATGGGTACCAGGGCCATCGCCAGCCTTGAGGCGTTCCGTGAGCGGGTCCTTGGAGGAGGTAAGCCGTGATCACCAGTAAAGCCTGTCTGGCCCGCTACGGTGATCCTCACAAAGAGGCCTGGCTGGTCGTGTGGGACGTGCCAGCCCACCTTGAGGTAGGTGCCATACCCAAGAGGATCTATTGCAACAGGGACCTCGTGGGGCCGCTGGAGCAGGCATTGCAGAACCTTGTGACCCGAGGCTTTGCTGGCGAACTCAAAACCTGGGACGGCTGCTTCAATATCCGGAGTAAGCGCGGAGGTGGGACGCTCAGCCTGCATTCGTGGGCAATCGCAATTGATGTCAACGCGGCCTGGAACAGGCTGGGCGTGGCCCCTACATTGAGCACCGGGTTTGTGAAGTGCTTCACCGATGCAGGCTTTGACTGGGGCGGGCTGTGGCCGCGCCCTGATGGCATGCACTTCCAACTCAAGGAGTTCCCGAATGAGGATAACTGATCTGGTCAAGGACCCTGCCGGGCACATGAGCCATACCAAGGTGGGTAACTTGGTGGGCATGGCTGTGATGACGTGGGTGGTAATCCGCCACGAACTGGCCGGAAGCCTTAGCGACGATCTCCTGGTCTGGTACGGTGGCATTCTGGTGGCAGGGGCCGTGGTGTCCAAGGGTGTCAGTATGGTCGGAGCTACGAAATGAACGTGACGCTGTGGCTCAGGGTTGCCGGGGTTGCCGCGGTGCTGTTTGTGCTGTGGGCTGTGTTCAGCGCCATCGATTCCGGCGGGTACGACAGGTGTCAGGCCGAGCACGACGCCACGACCAGAAAGCATCTGGAGCAGCAGCTTGACGCGACGCTTGATGAAATCGAGCGTGGTAATGCGTTGTCGATGAGGCTGACAGAGGCTACGAGAAAGATCGACAAGTTAAAGGAGAACCACCATGAGGCTGCTGGCGTTATTTCTGGCACTTGCCCTGACGGGTTGCGGGTCCTTCACGACGCCGCCGCCACCGGTACTTACCTGCCCGACCCCACCGGCGCATCTCTTGGAACGACCAAGACCATTGAAGCCAGTGCAATCGGTAAAGCAGTTGCCGACAACTACGCAGCGGCAAGATGGTGTGAAGAACACCTCAACACCTTGATTGACTGGCATCAATCAAGTCAATCCCGAACCACCAAACAGGAGTAAATCATGAGCAAATGGGTACACGCGGACGTGCTGGACTTTGGCATCAACCGCATCAAAACCGAATGTGACAAAGTGATGCTGATCGGCGCCTATACGCCCGGCGATAGCTACGCTACGGTGACCACCACTCCGCTGGCCGAGGTTACGGGCCTGGTCGACGCGGACTTCACGCTCGGATCCAGCGGCAACAACCGCACCCTGACGTTTGCGTCAGGTAAGCAGGACGCCTCTGCCAACAACTCTGGTGGTGGCGCGACGATGCACATCGCGTTCCTCGACACCGTCAACAGTAAGGTGTTGTGGGTCACTGAGGAGACGTCTGATCAGGCGATTGTGGCAGGCAATCCGGTCACGTTCCCCGCACTGGTGTACACGTCCAATCAGCCGACCTGATGACCTGCGCGTCTGGGTCATAGCCGTGGCTCTGAATCTTAAGCACCAAACCGCCGCGCAATTCGCCGCCCGATTCTGGGCGCGAGTGCGGGCCGCCTGCCAAGCCGGGGATAAGCGTGAATATCACCGGCTGGTATGGTGGGTCTGGACGCAAATCCAGGCCGGGCATTTGACGAGTGACCAGGTGCGTCTGAGTTACAACAACGCCTACGGCAAATCGCTGAACACGACACAATGGAACAACCTTGTGACTACGCGCTTCGTGCCGATGAAGAACAGGTATTTGGCGCTACTGGCGGAGGCTGATCTATGAGCATCGTAAGCAGCAGTTTTGTCGTTGACACGCACAATCAAATTGACGGACGGATATACGTCAAGGAAACCCACGTCGATTCTGCCGGTGGCGAGCACATTGTTGAATACCTCGCGAATGTTGGCATGGACCACGCGGCCATTTGTACCGCACGGGCGGAGCAGATCAACGCAGTGCTCGCGGAAGCCGAAGCAGACGAAATTCTTGCGGGGTAGCAATGGCTAATATTTACGTTCGCAGTGCGGATGGCGTCAATACCGACGATGGCTCAACTTGGGCACTGGCAAAGCTAAACCTGGCCGGCGCAGCCGCAATAGACGCGGCTGGTGACACCATTTATGTGTCGGATAACCACGCCGAATCCACCGCATCAGCTGTTACGATTATCCTTGCAGGTACGGCAGCGTCGCCGACGAAGGTGCTATGCGTGGATGACTCAGCCGAACCGCCAACGGCGCTCGCCACGACCGCAACAGTGACCACCACGGGAGGCAGCAGTCTTACGATAAATGGCTGCGCGTATTTCTACGGTATCACCTTCTACGCCGGCAGCGGGTTTAACAACGCATCTTTTCAACAAGCCGGTGGCGCTGGGGATGTACAGACTTACGAGAACTGTAATTTCCGCATGCCCGCGAGCGGGTCATCAGCATCAAGCACTCTACGGATAGGTCAGGAAACAACTGGCCAATTGGTGTCACACGTTACCTGGAGAAATTGCAATGTGCGGTTCGGCGGGCACTCTAACCAAGGTATTCGAGTCAGTGGCGGAGATTTGGAGTGGATGGGGGGCACGTACATAAGCGGAGCTTCGGCCTCACATAATGTATTTGCAGCCGGGAATGCCGGCGCCGGTAGAGCAAGCAACGCTGTTGTTTCTGGTGTCGATTTCTCGGCGATGCCGGTGGCAAACAATCTAGTTGGGTGCGATAGTCAAAATCGCGCTAGGGTAATCATTCGTAACTGCAAACTTCCGGCGTCTTGGAGCGGTGCATTGTTCTCTGGAACAAGAACCCCAGGCAGTCGTGTCGAAATGCATAATTGTGATAACGCTGATACGAACTACCGTCTATGGATTGAAGATTACCTCGGGACGATAAAGCACGAATCTACCATTGTCAGATCGGGCGGCGCATCTGACGGCACCACACCGTTGTCGTGGATCATGACTTCCCTGGCGAATGCGGAATATCCCACGCTTCACCTGTATTCCCCGGAAATCGCAATCTGGAACGACACTACCGGATCGTCGAAAACCGTTACCATTGAGGTTATTACTGATAACGTCACCCTCAACGATGACGAGTGCTGGTTGGAAGTGATGCACCTTGGGACGAGCGGTTACCCACTTGGGTCGTGGGTCACTGACTGTAAGGCAGATATAATGGCTACTGCCGCTGCGCAAGCGTCAAGTAGCGAAACATGGACAACGACCGGGTTGACTACGCCCGTTAAGCAAAAGCTGTCCGTTTCTTTCACGCCGCAGGAGAAAGGCTACATCATCGCCAGAGTTGTCTTGGCGAAGGCATCGACGACTGTATACATTGATCCGAAGCTGACGGTGAGTTAAATGGCCGGGGAGCGGCAGTTACCTGGTGGCCCGTATGTAAATGAAACGGGGACGCGACAAGCACAAGTCCCTGGTGGGCTGTATGTCAATGAGACCGTAAGCCAGACCCAGATCCTCACCGGTGCCGCCACCGCGCAGTCGGCGGACTCCCCAGCCGGAGCCATCATCCAGACCCACACACTGGCCGATGCCGCCACTACGCAGTCGGCCGGCACGCCGGGTGGGGCCGTCATCCAGACTCACTCCCTGGCCGGTGCCACCACCACGCAGTCGGCCGGCACGCCAGGTGGGGCCATCTCCCAGACTCACATCCTGGCCGGGGCCGCCACCGCGCAGTCGGCCGACTCCCCAGCCGATGCCGTTATCCAGACCCAGATACTGGCCGGTGCCGCCACCACGCAGTCGGCCGGCACGCCGGGAGGGGCTGTCTCCCAGACTCACACCCTGGCCGGTGCCGCCACCACTCAGTCGGCGGACTCGCCGGGCAGCGTAGTGACGAAGCCCGGTAAGTGGAAGTGGCTGTCAAGCCAGTCCGGCACGGCTGTGGCGACCAGTGGCAACATCTCCATAAGTCTGCCGCGTGTTTACGGATTGGGGTCCAACCAGGATTGCTACGACGCTGTATACGAGCCGGATGTAGATGAGTTTTTGGTGGCAGAGAATGGCCTGAGTACTGGCGAAAATTTTTGCCTGGTATCGAGCGATCGCCACAATTTCACCCAAGGTGGCCCCGTAGGGTTCGCGAGTATTCGGTCTCTCTGTTATTCGGCTGACGACGCACTGTATGTTGCGTTTGGTACAGGCGGATTAATCAGCACTAGCCCTGACAAGACGACGTGGACACCGCGAACCAGCGGGACGGCACAATCGTTTTTGCGCGGCAGGTACTTCAGTGAGACCGGGCTGTATGTAGCCGTAGGCTACTCTGGGACGATTGTAACCAGCGATAACGGCACTGCGTGGACGGTGCGTACCAGCGATGTCTCCGTGACACTGCGCGGCAGCTGCTATTCGCCGGATGACGGGCTGTATGTCGTCGTTGGTGACACCGGGACAATCCTCACCAGCCCTAACGGCACGGCATGGACGGAGCAGACCAGCGGCACCGCCGCAAACTTGTATGGTGTCGCGTACTCCGCTGAGTTGGGTATTTACGTTGCCGTTGGCGATACATCAGTGGTCCTCACAAGTTCGGATGGAGTGGCGTGGACTACTCGGGCCTCGGGAGGGGCGGAGACAAACAGGTCTGTCATTTACTCCTCGACGCTAGGGCTGTTTGTACTGGCCGGGGAGAAGCTATACACCAGCCAGGACGGCATCGCGTGGGTGGAGCGCTATACGCCCGCATTAGGTTACGGAGCTGCCATAGCCGAGCGTGATGGTGAGCTTTTGTGCGTCGGCTCGTCAGGCTCGGTTCTTGTGTCCGAGGACGGCATAGGCTGGCGGCTACCTTACCTCCCCGGAGATTTGCTCGTTGCCTGTGTCGCAGCTCGTGATACCCCGGCATTCTCCATGCCGGCGGGTTGGACGCAGATTGCCCAAGAGAATTCGGGTAACACCAGCACTGTAACTGCTGAGTCGATTGCCTCTGGATTCATGGCCTACCACATCTGGGACGGTACGCTGAGCGGTAGCCAGGCGTTCACCAGAACAGGCGGGAACGTAGCGTGGGGCAAGATACACGCTTGGAGGCACACGGGCGGACCGGCCGTACTTGACGTCAGCAGTTCTAACACGCTGGCCACCAACAGCACGACTGTCACGACAGCTGGGTTGACCACGTCTGGGGACGACGAACTGATCGTTCTGATGGCCGCGCTTGCCGACAACGCAGGATCGAGCGACTTTCAGGCAGCTACAGACCCGACGACGCCAAGCTCGTCAACACTGGAGACGACGGACCCTAGTGGCGTTTGGAGGGAGAGGCAGGACTACTTGACAACGGCGGGTGCTGATACGGCTTTTGCCGTTGCCGATGCAGTTAAGGCAACCGCTGGCAGCACCGGGACGCTCCAGTACACCAGTGTCAACTCCCGACACGTAGCCATCGCTGCTGCATTTGCTTACGAGCCCACTCACCTGACATGGGGAGCGGTTACTCGCCAGTCGGCGGTATCCCCAGGCGGGGCTATTGTGCAGGCCCAACTCCTCAGCGGGGCGACTACTACACAGTCCGCAGAGACGCCCGGGGGAGGCGTGGAGACGGTCCTCCCACTTGCCGGTGCCGCCACCACGCAGTCGGCCGGCACGCCGGGTGGGGCCGTCTCCCAGACTCACATCCTGGCCGGTGCCGCCACCACGCAGTCGGCCGGCACGCCGGGTGGGGCCGTCTCCCAGACTCACATCCTGGCCGGTGCCGCCACCACGCAGTCGGCCGGCACGCCGGGTGGGGCCGTCATCCAGACCCAGCT